ATCCAATCAAGGACACTACACACTATGAACTGGTACGACTCACCCGAATACAAAGCTTACAGTGACCAGATCTCTCAGGAATGGGAAAGGACACGTGACTTAGAGAGTAAGATCAAGAGCTTATTCAGAGATATATTCTCATTAAGCTTATCAAGAGATCTTATTGTTAAACAGACATGGAAGCTAGAAGAGATACCTTCTAGTCATACCAAGGCTTTAGAGAAGTACACTACTGACTGCGACGAGTGCTGGTTCTATAACTGGTCACATGGCGAGGAGTGTATTCAATCAGCTCTCATTGATAAGGCCGTAGAGATTGGACGTATTAAGCTAGACATTGACACTATCAAGGCCAAGATCAAAGTACTTAATGAGAACCAATCTGAGCTGTCTAAAAAACTACGAGAGAAAGCAACCGCATGACCAGATCTAAATACTTTAAGAATAAGTGGAATGAATACAACGCTATTAGTTCTGATAAGTTTGAACCCATTGAGTTTGAACTAT